CGGTGATCGTGTCCTTGAGCATGATTTTGTTGGTTTGAGCTTGCTTTATTTGGTCAGCAACAAAAGCTCCGTCAATCGTCTGAACTTTCTGAGTGGCTGGATCTGTAAAAGTTTTTCCCAAAACAATCACATGTAAATTGCCCACTTTTTCTGCGTTGTTTTTAATCAGCTCGTTGAGAACTTGGCAGGCACTGAAACTCGCATAGGGACTTTGAAGATTTATCAATGCGCTGGCTTTATTGAAACCAACGCCCACGGTGGCTAGATCTGTGCTGCTATTGCCAGCTATTTTGGTGAGTCCGCCGGTTGCACCAGCAGCTGGTCCACCAGTACCAAAGTCCCCCACGCTGGCACTTTTGAGCACTGACCCAGTTTGACTGGCGTATCCTTGTGCTTGGCCCAGCACATTGGCAAAAGTCTTGCAACCGTCGCTATTGAACCACCCAGAAGTTCTGGCATAAGCACGCCGAATCAGTTCACCATCACCCCAATAAGATATAAACTGTTGGGGAGTACTTCCCACCGCCATGGGAAAATCTTTACATAAACTGTAAAAGATTTTACGTGGCAGAATCTTAATGGTCACAGTTTCACTACTGGTTGGCGCAGTCACAAAAGTGATTTGACTAAAATTACCATTGAAACTGTAATGTACCCCGGGGGTTTTCACTGTACCATTGATATCTACTTGTATAAAATCGTTGGTTAACCAGGTCAAACCAGTCACAGTGTAAGATGTAGTGTAAGTCGGAGTAAAGACCTTGGTGACGTCATCACCTGGAATGGTGTTGGCGATGGTGACTTTTTCTGTAACAGGGGCCCCGGTGCGAGTTTCAAATGTTGCCCCTGTTACAGTGCCCGCTACTGTGGTCAGCCCAGCAACACCGTTGATGGCATTAGAGTAACTATTTGTGAGCTGAATACTGGTACCAGTAACGGCGGCCAGCACATAATAAGTAGTTCCAGATACTAATCCAGATCCTGTACCTCCCACCACTCCGGTGAGTTTTAAACTTTGACCTTGCAGGTAGGTACCAGATGCCACTGTGACTTCTCCAGCAACGCCGTTGATACTGCTTACACTAATACCAGTCAGTGGAGAACTGGTTAAATTGGAAACCATCAGGTAATAAGACTGTATGGCAGCATATTTAACATATTCTGATAACTGAGTGCTGATGTTGGGTGCAGCTATGCCAGTGTTTTGCAACAAACCGTGTAATGCTGTGACCTGAATACCGCTGAAATCTGTGGGCATATTAATTTCCTGGAATAATTACGTCTCCGCTGGCTTCAGCTTGACTATGGCCACAAGATTCAGCTGCACCATTAAAAGCGGCTGGTTTACCTTCGGCAATCACTGTGCTGGCACCAGCAACAATAGTGGGAGTCACATGGGGAGCAGCAGGAGGAAAAGGAGGCAAATGAGTTTGAACTATGCTGCCTTTTAATGCAGCAGATCTACCATTTACAATCACAGTGGAAGCAACTGCGCCAATCACTGGCGCACCCACTCCGTTCCTGTCTCCTTTTCTAACCCATCCTGGCATATATTTTTACCCCATGAGAATTTTATTGTTAGCAGTTCGAATGCCGCTAGTGGCTTCGTACCAAGCACTCACCATTTCTTCTCGACTCAGTGAGTGCATGACCACCGCAGATTTCATCAGATCCAGTTCCTGATCCAAACGGCTGCTCATTACAGCCTGAGCCAGTGCCATACCTTGTGGGCCGGGCATCAGACTCAGTGGCTTATAGATCACAAAAGCCGTATCAGTTTGTCTGATATATTTGGTTACAATTTCCTCCCCGCTGATCAGCTTGAAGGATACGATATCGTTTTCAGTATACATGTTGTTTATTTATCCGTTGATTTTTTGATTAATCTCATCCACAGACATTTGTCTGAGTTCAGTCCAACTGTTAACAAACTGTTGTTCTCCCAAGTAGATCTGGGGCACTGACCTATGACCCTGCTTGCGTATAAACAGCAGAGCTTCGGAGTTTTCGTGTAAATTAACGTCAGTAAAAGGTACGCCAACCTCAGTCAGATATTCTTTGGCTTGTCGACACTGGCTGCACACCAGTGTTGAGTAAATGGTAAGTGTTTTCATAAACTAAATCCTTTAAACGAGTTTTCATCTAAATCCTGCTTCACAGCACCTATCGTGTAGGAACTGATTTCGGTTTCCTGAGGAGCCACCTGTACTTCTCCGCCTGCGATCCACTTGTTGGTCCAGGGCAGAGGATTGCTGGTGGGAGTTTTCCAAGCACAGTCCAGTCCCACAGCAGTCATACGCTTGTCACAGATAAAATCCACATAGTCACAAAGCAGCGTCTCATTGAGACCAATCATGCTACCGTCCTGGAACAAGTAACGTGCCCAGAGCTTTTCTTGTTCTGCTGCTGACCGGAATAACTCCACACACTCAGCTTGAGTTTCGGTTCGAATAGTCTCAAAATCTGGGTCATCTTTGGGCAACAATTTAAGCAAGGTCTGAGTGCTGGCCAAATGAACATTTTCATCCCTGCAGATCAGTTTGATGATCTTGGCATTGCCCTCCATCTTTTTTACTTCAGCAAATGCCCAACTGCATGCAAAACTCACGTAAAATCTCAGTCCTTCCAGTACATTCACGCTCATGAGGCTGAGCCATAAAAGTCGCTTGAGGTCATACAGCGTTACCTTTATTCCTCGCCCATTGACTTTGTGAACTCCCTCTCCCAGCAGATTGTACCACTGAATCATATTCAAAAGCTCGTCGTAATTTTTAGTGATATCATTGGCACATTCCACAATCTCACTAACACTCATGATTTCATCAAAAATTTTACTGGGATCTGAATAGACATTACGAATGATGTGAGTATAACTGCGACTGTGAATGGTTTCACTAAATGCCCAAGTCTGTATCCAGGTCTCTATCTCAGGCAAACAAACAATAGGTAAATAAACCAAATTGGGACTGCGACCCTGTACACTATCCAGCAGAATCTGTCGTTTGAGATTACTGGTAAAAATGTGTTGCTCGTGAGCAGTAAGTTCTTTGAAGTCTTTACTGTCTTTGCCAAGATCAATTTCTTCAGGGCGCCAGAAAAAACCCAATTGCTTTTCAGTAAGTTTGTCAAACTGTTTGTATTTCAGAGTATCATAACGCTGCATGCCTACACCACCAGCGGGGTCTAAAAAGGCCCTGCTGGTTAGGTGGTCTTGATTTTGCTGATTAAAAACTGTCTGCATTGTATACCCTTTATTATATAACACACGATTCACATTCACTAGCAGGTTCGGTTATCTTTTCCACATTAATCTCACCCTGTCCATCATGGGTGTTGTTATAGTATAACTGTTTCCCACCATATCGATAGAACATCAAAATATGCTTGAGTAACTCGCTCATGGGAATCTTTTCATCAGGATAGAATGCTGGGTTATAACTGGTGTTTACACTAATTCCCTGATCCACCCACTTCTGCAATACCGCACAGATTTTTAGATAACCTTCGGGGCTGGCTTGATTCCAAAGCAATTCGTACTTGTTTTTGAGTTTGCGGAATTCTGGCACCACCTGCTTGAGTACACCATGCTTGCTTTGCTTCACGCTGATCAAACTGCGAACTGGTTCGATACCATTGGTGCTATTGCCCACCTGACTGCTGGTCTCGCTGGGCATAATGGCCATCAGAGTGGCATTGCGAATACCAACGGTTGCTGCTCGAGCTCTGAGTTCTGCCCAGGGCATGCGTTCCACATAGGGCACCAATTCGTCCACTTCACTCTTGCGAGTATCCACTGGCACAATGCCTTTGGCATAGCGCAGATTTTGCCAGCCCTCACAGGGCCCTTGTTCCTGTGCCAGCTCCACACTGGTTTTGATCAAATAGTAACTCATGGCTTCCATGTATTCATCCACTGCTGGCAAACAGGAAGAATTAGTATAAGTGTAACCGTGCTTGGCCAACCAATAGGCAAAGTTTACAATACCAACACCCAGGGGGCGATAAAGATCAGTACTGCGTTTGGCTGCTGGAACCGGATAATGCTGATAACTCAGTAGAGCATCTAAACCTCTCACAGCCAGTTCACAGGGTTTGGCAAAATCTTCAGGATTGTGTATCATACCCCAATTGATCGCACTCAAAGTGCATAAGGCGATTTCACCATTGGAATCATTAACGTCTATTAGAGGTTTGGTGGGAAGATCTATCTCTGCACAATTGTGAACAACTACCCCATTGGCATAAAAACAAGAGGTTTCCGGAACCGTCAAGTCGTATACGGGAATTTCTGGCACACAAATTTTTCTAATTTTTAACATAGTGATTTCGTCCAATCGTCAAATTAAATTCTCTAGTTTTTTGACTAAGTATTTGTTTCTGGGCTGCGCTTCTGTAATAGGGATCAAAGATATATCTAGTCCCATAAAGGCTATTGTGTAATTCTACTATCGCATGTAGGTCACCCATATGATTCTTAACCCAAACTTCGGAAACTTTTTTGAATTCAGTAAATTCTTTTTTGATATTACTTATAAACATTTTTCTTGATACATACAATTCATCGACTAAGGAATCAGTCAAACATTTCAATACTCTATTTTTTTGTTCATCAGTGATACCCTTGTAATTATTATTGTTTTTTCCATCCTGGGGTTTCAATTTGCCCTTGAAGGGACGTCCTTTAGAATGATGTACCCACTCTCCAGACACAACTTTTGGGTGAGTTACATCAACTGATCCTATAGATTTACGAGTCGTAGCGTCCACTACCGGCATTTTCCCACGTCGAGCATTAGAAATAGATTTTAGACCTATTTGGCGTAGATGAGACAATTGATTTAAAAATTCAACATCAACTTCAGTCAAAGTTCGTTGCCTCATATGATTACCTGTTGCCTTAGTGAAGAAAAATTGTAATGCAGTTCCGGCTGAATATTCATATCTAGTTCCTTTGCATATTTCATACAAATAATAATGACACAATAGATGCTCTTGAAATGTCAATAAAATCAAATTTTCTTCAGAATTAGGGTCACCGTCTAAATGGCCACTTGGACCTTTTCTAGAACGATTTTTAAACAAGAAATCTGGCACAATATGATGTCTCTCGTAATAGATTTTACTGTTTTTGACCCTGTCTTCCGCTTTGGCCTTGTCTATAATATCTTTGTACGCTGACTTAAATGACATTCAATACATCCTTCTAAATGTATTTATGCCAAGTAATCACATTTCAACACATAACTCGTCAGTTTCCTGCAAATCTTTCGCCATTACATACCCCCGGTTTCGAGTATATATTTGATGTTCAGGAGTACAAACAACAACATGACCTTTTTCATCTTGTATTTCGATCATCTCAGTAGCAGTTCCAGTCTGGGCTGCTGCGGATACATCGCACCACACAATACGGCCAGTATTTGAGTCATAACTCTTAACTTTAACACCATTCATGCCACCCAATTCCCACCGTTCCACAAAACTCTGTAAATCTATCTGTTCCTGTTTGCCGGTGGGGTATTGAACATCAATTAGCGTGTCACCGGTTAGACACAGATTACTTTGTTTGATGGGTGCAACAGCAGGGTCAAATGGGCTGTGACTATTGGCATGATCCACATTCTGCAGATATATGCGGCCAGTGTCTTTGCGTTCCTGAGCAAACTGACTGAACAGTTCTGATGCCTTCACAGTTTTCTTTCTGACGGCCGGGTTAGCTTCAGCCTGTGTATACAAACGACGAAATTCCTCTGTGTCAGCAAAAAATGCATCATACAAACCTGGTACGTCGCTGGGACTGAACAGTGTGATGTTACCTCCGCTCAGTAAACGTTCATACATCACTTTGTTAAACTGCACACCGTAATCCATCTGACGAATTCGGTTGTCTTCTGTGCCTTTGTTGTTTTTAAGCACCAACAGATCTTCCACTTCCAGATGCCAGATTGGGTAATACAGTGTGGCTGAACCATTGCGGACTCCGCCCTGACTGCAACTCTTCACTGCACTCTGAAACAGCTTATAGAAGGGAATAACACCCGTGTGATAAGCATCACCATTGCGAATGGGCGACTTGAGTGCTCGAATACGTCCACCGCCAATACCAATACCAGCTTTTTGACTCACATATCTCACAATAGCACTGGTGGTGGCATTGATGCTGTCCAAGCTGTCACCGGTTTCTACCAGCACACAACTGCTAAATTGTCTCTGGTTGGTTCTCACTCCAGCCATCACTGGCGTGGGCAAGCTGATTAGATGAGTACTGATAGCCTCGTAATATTCTTTAACCCAGTGTAAACGAGTTTCTGCAGGATAGTTCTGAAACAGAGTCGCAGCAATCAGAATATAACACACCTGCGGTGTTTCGTAAATTTGTTGGGTTACACGATTTTGTACCAGATACTTACCACGCATCTGCTCCATACCCACATAGGCCATGTCATTGTCACGCTCATGACGGATCATGGAATTGATTCGATCCCACTCTTCATCTGAATAGGCAGATACCAATTGAGCATCATAAAATCCCATCTGAACATTCTGTTGCACAATCTTCTTGATGTGCCAGGGTTCATACTGACCGTAAACTTCTTTACGCAAATGATAATTAATCAGTCTACCAGCCACATTCTGATAATTTGGTGATTCTTCGCTAATCAGGTCAGCTGCACTTTTGATTAGCATTTCCTGCACATCAGTGGTTTTTATTCCATCATAAAATTGAAGACTGCTTCGAATTTCCACCTCGCTGGGACTTACGCCGGTAATTCCCTCACAACCCCAAAAAACCACACGATGTAGTTTTTCCAGATCCAATGGCTCTCTACGACCATCACGTTTGGTAACATATATTTGACTCATTTGATTCGCCTTGCTATTCTAATGTTTTAAAATTTTCTGGTATTAATTCAGTGCTGAGTTGATATTCAATGCTTATGGAGTCAGTATTTACTATCTGTTCGTCATTGAAATTAAGAACATATTTTCCATTGTCTATATCAACTATGCTGACTCTTTCGCCAGCTATGTTATATAGTAATTTCAACCGCACCCCGTGTTTTCGTATATCTGGACACAAAGCACAAGTATAAAACATTCCCAGAGCTTTGGTCAAATCACAATAACTGAGGTTATCAAAAATCTGCCAAGGACTGGGCCATCGAGTGTGGTCATCATTGAGCAGACTCACACGCCTAGTGGGTGCATTCAACCACCACTGTTGCACAGTCAGTAATCTGTATTCCATTAATTCATATGTGTGAAGATTTTTCCGAAATCTTCTCCACTCCAGAATTTTTTGTTCTATGGGTGCATACCAGTACATAGATTAAAAGTAATTGATTTTCCTAAATCTGATTAAAGCATCATATCCGGTACTGGTAGATGTGTATTTAAACACAATGAGTTCTCCAGATACATTCGCACTAATAGTTATGCCTAGTGAACCACCAGTGGAACTATTGGTTATGGATATCGTGTCAGCAATTACACCATCGTATGCATACTGAATATCACCCGTCAAATATACCCCATCACGAACAATGCTGTAATTTATAACACCAGCCGGATAGGAAGTTTTGTTAAAACTGTAAAATTCAGTGGCTGATGAAGTATCATCAGTTAAAGTTTGAGTTTGAAAAGATGCGCCAGTGTTGCTGAATTCTGTGAGAATTTCGGTATTGCCTTCATTGGGAGCACCTTGTTCAAAAGATCCATTACCAATATAAAGTTGTTGGGTATCTATCGCCCAACCCAGTTCTCCAGCTGCCAATTGTGGCAGATTTTCCTGTCTGCCCCTGCGAACCTGAATTTTGGAAATTTGAGTTACAGCCATGTTGTTGTCCTTGTGTCTTATTTAGCTATAAAACTGATTTACTCGCTCACTCCAAAGCAAACTGTATTTTTCAAATTCTGAATCATTAACTGGAAAGAAATGTAGCAGCGAGCACAAACAAAATCTTTCATTAATGCAAAAAAATCAACCACTGATTTGCTGTTTATCTTGTCAAAAAATAATTAACAAAAGAATTTTTAATAGATATCATAAAAATTGTTCATTACCTGAGACTGGTGTTTAATTGATAAAATTTTTCAACGCGGCGTGCCCACTGTGTTTTATAATATTCAAGTTTATCACCGGTTATAACCCAATGTTGCAATTCATAGTTTTGACTGCACATCAAAATCACACCAGTTTTAATATTAGTTTCAAACAAATAATCATGTGCTAAAATGTACGCTGCTAATTGATTAAAATAGTCTTCTATAAAAGACTCTTTCTTGGGTTTGTTGGTTTGTTTGAAATCCACTATGCTTAACTGTCCTTGCCATTCAGCTACACAATCTGTGGTGCCAGCGTACAGATCTGGGTAATATAAATTTACTTCATTGCCATAAATTTCACCACAATTGGGTTTCAAATA